CCACCCCCACTCAAGGGGGACAACCTGAAGGAGCTTCAAATGCTAGCCATTTGTTCACATAATGTATTAGTTAATAACTATGTGCCTTTTCTCGAATTCGATTTTAGGTCGATCGAGACCCTTGACGCGATTCATTGCGTTACGGGCGGACGATATGTCCAAGGAGGTAGCAAGCGAAGTCTTCTCTGGGTTGTGACCAGTCCGAAGCGCATGATCGAAATGGAAGACGGATCGTTTGTCATGTCACACCCTGAACCCATGATTTATTTATGTGGGTTCAAAGGGGTTCCCAGTAATGAGAACCTTTGTGAAGTGATGAGCGACCGTACCCGTTACGTTTCATGGGCTGACGGACTTGACTTAGTCTACATTTTCGGTACTGTCATAAAGCGGCTCAGGGGAAACTCCAGGTATTGGAGCGTACCCAAATCCGTTCGTGACTTAACCGAAGCCCCGTCGTTCTTTGAGGACGTGAGTCCTTTAGAGTACGATATTAATGGGGAACCTGTAGACAACGTCGGGTCTGAAGAGAGACTCTAGGCACGTCGAGTTTTTCGACGGACGGCCTTTTAACGTCGTATTGGAAGGAACTTATGGGAACGGTAGACCGCAGTGTGTGGTACCAAGCGCGATATTCCACGTTTGACACTAGACGAACGCCTCAAACCGCTTATTTGTCCAAAGCAATGAAAATTGTTAGGACGCGGATAGGCGTAAGTCGTGTTAACTGGAAACAAGCGATTAAGAATCACACAAATGCGGGCACCAATCTCAGCGGAACCTTTGAGACCATTGATGGGTCTTCCTCTATATCATATGGAAAAGCCGTTTATGACGTCAACATACCTGGGCCTGACAAGACCCGTTGGTACAAGGTAGCTGGCGACATTAACGTCCATAGATATATCGGCTTCATTACTGGAGTCGGTTATGTTATGACCTTCACCGGTCCTGACATAATGGGCAATACTGCCGAACAGCTAGCAACGATGCAAGCCTATAAGCAAATCCGAGGTGCTACCCGGTCGTTCGAGGGTGGCGTTTTCCTCGGTGAGCTTAGAGAAACGCTTCGTATGCTACGAAGGCCTGCAGCTGGTTTAGTGGACGGTCTTTCCTCATACCTCCATCGACTTGCCGACAAGGAGCGCGCAGCGAAAGCTGCAAAACGCTACCGTAAAGGCGAGAAGAGAAAGGCAGAGAAGCGTTCCGAAAGGGACGCAGAGGACCGTATCAAGAAATCAGCAGCGCAGGCCTGGCTCGAGGGATCTTTTGGATGGCTCCCGTTCGTGAGCGATATCGAATCCGCCCTAAAGGCGTATGAGAGACTCGCTACACAGAACAATGAAGACCGTTTCACTAAGATCAGGGCTGTCGGTGTTTCTGACGCCCACGTTAACTCATCCTCCGAGAAGTATTCGCTCATAAGCAATTTGCGGGTCGAATCAACGATCCATGAAACGCAGAGAGCGGTATTTATCATACGAGGAGAAGTGCGCTCGAGACCGGAAATGGCCAGAGTGGATACACAAAAGGAGCTCGGTTTAACTTTACGAGACTTTGTGCCCACAGCTTGGAATTTACTTCCTTGGTCATTCCTCTTCGATTACTTCGCCGATGTTGGCGGATTTCTAGATGCGTCAACAACCGACACGTCAGGTGTGACTTGGATGTGTGGCACTGGGATTAAAGAGCGTAAGAAGCTCATTAACTCTTGTGCTAACGCTTCCGATCAGCCTGATGCGGCGACAATGTTGGACTTCTACAGTAATCGAGCTGTTACCACTATGAAGCGGAGAACCGTTGGTCGTAACGGAGCCTACCAGTTGGCAGTGCCAACTGTTTTATTTAGGCTCCCTACAGCGCCCTTAAAGCAACTGAATATGGTTGCTCTATTCGCGCAGGCCAACTCTATACATCCGCAACGCTTCCGAATGCGTTAAAAACTAAGCATTCGCTTGGTGGCGCACTAGGAAATCCCTGACCCCCAGTGGGGGTCTAAACTAAGGAGTTTACTAATGGCTGTAACTATTACCTCCCCTATTACGGGGCTACCGCAGACCGGCTTTACAAGCCCAACCTACACGCATGTTGCGGACGTGGCGCCTGATGTTAACGGGCGTCAAGTTGCGGTAACTGCTGTCGGCGGGACACAAGTCGGAGTCACCACGCATACCAGTGGCTCACCTTTCACAATTACGGTCGTCCGACCTAAGGTATTTAAGTTCCTTGGGAAGGCGCATCCGGTGACGGGTGTTATTGCAAACGTACCTAAGAATGTGTTCAAGCAGATCTCACGAAAAGGTGTTCTGCCGTTGGCTGGCCAACCGTACCAAACTATGATCTGTACAACGGTCATAGAGGTGCCGGCTGGTTCAGATACGGCAGATGCACCAAACGTGAGAGCGTGTTTGTCCGCGCACTTCGGTGCCCTCTCCCAGCAGTCTGCTGGATATGGGGACACCGCGGTTACCGGCATTATGTAATATGCCGTTAAATGCGAACAAAAATGCTTGTCCTCAAAATACTCCAGGGTGTTGCTCTGGTGTATCCGTGGCTATCGGATCTCTTGCTGAAACGCAAAAGACCGGTCGAAGCTGCCAAAACGCAGAAATCGCGCAAGGCAACAAAGACACGATAGTAACACTGTACGTTCAAACCCTTAAGGTGATCCTATGCATAGTTCTGCTGGTGACATCTCTGCACTTCTTGACGCCGATCTTGGAGTCAATGGTTGGGACGGGTCAGTAGACCCGAATACTACAGATAGCGCCAAAGATTTTGCAATGAAGGCGCTACGTCGTTCACTTTTCAAGAAGTTTCATAACCTTGAGAGTGACGACGCCCGGAATAAATTAGCATGGGAGAAATTCAGTGAAATGAATTCTCGTTGTGCTAACTACGCTGGGTATAGATCCCAATTAGACTCCGAGCTCGAACGGGTGGCAATGAACGAAGCGGAAAGTTTCATTTACCGCTTTTGCCATCCGGACGAGATGCCGATCCTGACTCTCAAAACAATAGAGCAGGGTTTAGGCTTTGGTCCAGGTGCGAATATCGGTGCGAAAACAGGCGACCCTTACGGGAAGCTTGCAATCAGCCGATTGACGTACACGGACCCGGCGTTGCTCAAGTTATATGAGCATACTAACTCTGGTGTGCCAACGATGATCGAGCAAGAGCTATTTCGATCATCACATTACGCCACTGAGTTAGTACGAGGCAGTAGAATATCCTTTGTCCCTAAAGACAGTCGGATAACGCGTACCATATGCACCGAGCCAATTTTGAATATGTATTTTCAAAAAGGCATCGCTAATGTCCTAGAGGCTAGGTTACGTCAGGTCGTAGGTATTGACCTGAGGAATCAACCCGAAAGGAATAGGCGGTTGTGTCGGTTGGGATCAGTAACTAATGAGATCGGTACTATTGATCTCACTAGCGCTTCTGATTCCTTGTCCATGCGACTTGTAGCGGAAGTCTTCCCAGACCACATGGTTAGGTGGCTGGAGAGAACTCGTTGCAAGCAAACACTACACAATGGTGTTTGGCATGAATTGCATATGGTGTCTTCAATGGGAAATGCTTTTACCTTCCCACTACAGACACTTTTCTTCACCGCGTTAGTCGTGGGTGCCTACCGTTCACTTGGTATAAAACCAAGATACAACAGTAGGATCACTAGTTTTGGCTCAGACGTTGCTCATTGTAAAGTGCATCGTCTTGAGTCCACACGAGACGGGAATTTTGCCGTCTTTGGTGACGACATACTAGTTCAGCGCGAGGCTTATCACCTCGTTGCCAAACTACTTGAAGCCACCGGTTTTCTAGTGAACCACGAAAAGTCCTTTAACAACGGGGACTTCCGAGAGTCGTGCGGCCATGATTACTATAAAGGCCGCAACGTTAGAGGAGTATATATTAGAAAACTTCTCGACGACCTTGACTACTACTCTGCATACAACAGGCTCAAACGATGGTCTGTACGACACGATGTCAACCTGAGTCGGACCCTCACCTTCCTTGCGGCTAAGCCGCTTAAAGCACTTATTGTGCCAGAAGACGAGGACGACGAATCGGGTTTCCATGTGCCGTACAGCTTCGCTCGTAGAGTTCTTCCTACTAACCGCGGCTGCGTAGTAAAATACGTAGTTGCGCGTAGGGCTCCTCTACTTGTGAAGTTCCCGTTTGATGAGTCGGATGTGAAGGGCGCCACTCGCTTGAAAAGGCGTGTAAAAGGCTGGTCTTACAACCCAGCCGGTGTCTTGAACCTCCTTTTGTATGGTGGTATTAGGGACGATCTTTGGTCTCTACGTTCCGAGACCTCTAAGATCGCATACAGTAAGAAGCGTACTCCATGTTGGGATACGCCATCTTACGCCGCGTCTGAAAGGACGCGGTACTGGCACGATTTCTATGCCAGTTTACTCCAGGAACGTTTTATGGTTCCTGAAAAACGCCAGTAGTATTACTGGCACCCCGCGAC